TGACTGTACGGGCAGTCCTCGGTGCATGTGAGTAAAGCTTGGAAACATCAAAGCGCTACCTGTTGGAAGCGGTTCAACAACTCCTCTACCTTGAAATTCTGTTCCACCACCCTCGTATTCACCTGTATTTAAAGGAATAACTACGCTGATGTCTGCACTTGCATCGTGATGCCAAGCGCCTTGTTGTTTGTCTCTTATATTGTAATTGGCTATTTGTATGCCGCCATCTGTTACGACTCTGCCCCAAAGCCCTATAAATATTGGATTGAGTATGGTGCTGACCACATTCATCAAAGACAGGTAAAGTTCAGGTATATGATCCTGTAATACTATCTCTGGTATTTGTCTAAGTGTGTCTTCTTCTAAATTAGGCTCAAAGTTGAAGTGTTGTTTGATATTTTCTAGTTCGTCTTTAAATATATCGCAAAATGTTTCTGAAAATATAGGTGCGGTATAAACGTCTTTTACAGGCTCTTGTAAAATTTTATGCAAAGATAGAGCGTCTAAGTTTTTTTGGCCTTTAGATTTTAAAAAGCGAACAATATCAAATTGGGATTCTTTAACTGCTCTGAAAGTATCGTTGTCAATAAACCAGTCAGACGGTTGAGTTAAAAGTAAATTTTTTACCTCATACGCTGAATTTGTACGTTCTACAGCCTGCATATCAAATCTCTATACTTGTCGCTCCGTTGTTTCTGACAGTTACAGAACCTAGTTCTGATTGCAGTTCAAACCCCTGTGGATTCTTAGGCGTATGAAGCTGTATCCATTTGTTTCCAGTATAAACCTGTAAAACTCCAATAGATGTGTTCCATACTACATCACCTTCGTTGAATTTTAAAGAACCTAACTGCGTATCGTTAAATTGAGGCGTAGAATCAGGATCAAACGTGCCAAGGTTTAATTCAAGGATACGAACAAGCCTGTTAAAGTTTTCCCTACTAGCAGATGGTTGTAACTCTGTTGGGAGTCTGGTTTCTAATAATTTGCTCATCTTCTACCATCTGTTTTCACATCCATTCTTGTTTCACCTAAACGCCAACCTATAGATAGATTACCATCATCGGTAGCGTCGTCGTTAGATTCAAATCGTACAACTGCTTGTCTGCCCCTAGCTCTAAGGTTTACTTTTTGAGTAGAAGATGACACTTCGGAAGTTGCTTCAGTTGTAAGAGAGTCACCTGGATAATTTCTCACTTTAGTAACTACATTTACTGATCCTGAATTAGCATCTTGTATAAATTTAATATCAGGTATTATTGAAGAAATTTGAGTAAACCTATCGCCGTCGCCGATATCAAAGTCGCCTGATTCCACATACACATTAGTCATCGCACTTCCATCGGCATCAAAGCCAATTTCTTGTTGATATAAATAACCACCGTTAGTGGCTTGCGGAAAAGATTCAACACCTGAGTCTAACCAAACAGTCCTTACCAGTTGTCCGTAATACCATACTCCTTGTTGCGTGTTATAGATTACGTATCTATCTATTTCGTCACTTGACGAAGAAGGATAGAACCAACCCACTTCATTATGTTCGCTATTGGTAAATGCTTGTATTTTATAAGCCTGACCTGTATTGATATCGCCAAATACATAATTATGAACGCTACAAGGAAGCTCATGTACCGTACCGTTATATAAATAGAAATTACCATATCCCATAAAGAATACGCCGCCTGAAGAAGTTATAGCTGCTTTTGGACCTATAAGACCTGATGCTTCGTTGATAAGATTTAAAGCAAAGGTTAAAGGTGCGCCTACAAACTGCATAGAATATACAGAAGTATCCGTAAAGATTACAACTTCTTGTCTTGCTTTGACTCCGCCTACTATACTGGAGCCAGAAGACAATCTTACGGATCCAGCCGTATTAGTTATAACAGGTTCAAAATCCAATTCGTTTTCTTGATCAGAAAAAGCAACTAACATCGGGTCTATAGAACCAGTTCTAGCGCTGCCTGATATTGGGTCTGCGCCTAATACAATAAGATGCCTGTCAACTTCTGAAGTTATAACTTGTAATCCCACCGTCGGTACGAGATTGGCTCCCGTAATATCAGACAATTGAACTGCTCTTGTACCTGTTCCGTTGTTTTCTAACCATCGATAAAGACCACCGCCTCTAGGGTTTATAATAAGATTTTCACCGAAGTTATCATGCGTCCAAAGTCTTAACTGGTTGTTGCCACCTAATGAAGTCGCAGAACCCCAACCACTTGCTCCCCAAGTACCTACACCGTACCCCGTTGATTGTACGTATACATCCAAACCTGTATTAATTTGGTATACGGCATCAGTAGCAGAACCACCGTTTCCTGAATCACTTGAATTAGCTGTTACTGTAGTACCCGATGTATCTTTAGCCGTTATAGTATAAGTGTTGCTGCCTGTTACTAAGTCTATTTGGTACTCTTGATTTAGAACAGCAGCTGTAACTAAACCACCCAAAGATACAGCTTCAGAAAATGTAACAAAATCCCCATTTACAGCGCCATGACTGGCATCAGTAACCGTTACAGTAGATGAACCGTCAGTAGCAGCAAAAGTAGCTGCATTTGTAGTGGTTTTACGAATTGGAGTGACGTCGGCAAAAGCCGTTCCGTCTTTTATGTAATACTTTAAATGTGTTCCTATACCAAGATATTTATTACCACCTAAAGATATCCAATTATGTAAAGCCCTTGCGGTGCCTTTGTATGTTTCTGTTGTAAGTTTTTGCCAACCGCCAAACTTTTCTACTCGGCCTTCCCTGAATCTAATTAGATTACAATCAAACCAACCGCCCTCGGCACTATATGCTGTTCCTTCTCTGTAGATGCCTGGTTTGAATTGTACTTTTGAATATGGCATTTATATTTTCTCCCATTCTTTTCCTTCAAATAAATTAGCTTCTGCTTCTCTTCTTTTAACAAGCCCTGCAAGTACCTCGCCACCAGCTTTATTCCAGCGTTTTATTTGTTCTGGTACACCGCCGTAATCTCCTTCGTTAAGGATACGTAGCAAAGTAGACTCTTTTAAGTTATTTGGTCCTAAGTTATAAACCCAACATACCAAGGCATCAAACTGGCATTGATCAAGCGGTACTTCGATCATACTATTTATATAACCTTCGTATTCAGGCATTTCTTCTTTAAGAAGGTTTTCTGCCTCATCTTGGTTTATTTTATCGCCTTCTTTCACATCTTTGATATGGCCAAAGCCTATTGTCCAAACGCCTACAGAATCTTGGTAGCTTTCTAACCTACAACCCTCGTAGTTTTTTATTAAAGATATACCTTCTTCAGAAATGTTCATTTTAGTCGTCTTTGCCTGGTGTATTGGATGCTCCAAAATAAAAACTAATAATAGCTGAAGCTAAACCACCTAGGTATCCGAGAACCAAATTGATTAGAGCCTCTGAGTTCTGTTCGGGGGGTTGGATGGTGACTAAAAATATGTAACCCATAAACCCACCTACTACAAATATACCTATAATTCTAGCAGTCCAATCTTTAGAAAAAGTTTGTCTAGCGTTTTGAGTGTCTTGTACTTCTAATTTGAAGACATCTACCTCTAGTTCTTTCATTTTAATTTCAAAATCTGCTTCAGCCTTTTTTAACTCAAGCATTTGTTCAGGTGTGGCGTTGTCTAAAGCTTTTTGTATTTCTTTAGGTTCGTTCTTACAACCCAATACATCTGCAATCATGTTTGCAGCCATACCGCCCATCGGTCCCCCTAAAGCTGTTCCTAGGGTTGGTGCTACTGATCCAACTAAATTTTTAAGTAGTGCTTTCATATATCCTCCAAAGTAAATATTTTTAAAGGCTCACTAATACCCTTAACTTCTATTGGTTGTAATGATTTTAGCTCAAAATTACAATTTTTTGCAGTCTCCTCTGCAATTATTAAATCTTTCCCTACAGTCTTACAGCTAGATTCACACCTAGCAGCAATATTTACAGCACTTCCTATAGCGCTATAATCAAATCTTGTATCGCTACCCATGTTGCCTATAACTGCTTCTCCTGTATTAATACCAATACCTATAGATACACCTACATCTGATTCAGCAAATTGTCTTTGTATTTCTTTTGCACACTCTACGGCTGCTTGTTCGTGATTTTCTAAATCTATAGGAGCGTTAAATATAGCCATCATCGCATCCCCTATATACTTATCTACCATACCCTCGTATTTTTTTACTGCATCAGATTGTATTGTTAAAGCCTGATTCATAATTTTGGTGACTTGTTCTGGATCCATATGCTCACTCATCGCTGTAAAACCGCGTACGTCAGTAAATAGAAAGGTACATCTTTTCTTTTCTCCACCTAGTTTTAACAGACTGGGATCAGATTGCAAAGCCTTAACTTGTCTAGGATCAAGATAGTGTTCAAATTGTTTTTTTATTTGTTGTCTTAACTTATATTGTTCTCTGAACTTCAAATAATAAGAAACGCTACCAACAATAAATTGACTGATAAGTGTCCAAGTCACGTCAATCAAAACGCCATTTTTTATGGTGTATATACCACTAATAACAACTACAACTAAACTTGTAGATAGACCTATCAAACCTACAGTCATGCTTAGTTTTTGAGTCAAATACCAAGCCAGTAAAATAAATATGGTGAATATCAAAAGCTCTGCTGCTAGGTGCCACTCGGGTATTTTTGGAGAATTTGGCAATAAAATTGATTCAGCCAAAGCCGCCTGTAAGTGATGTGGATTCATCAGACCGTTGGCCGTAGGCACTTGCGGTAGTATTCCGCCTCCGCTTGTACCAATAATTACATACTTATCTTGAGCTAATCTAATATCACTCAAATTAATAATAGGAGTATCTACGTAGCTCACCCATTTGCGCATCAACGGATCTACTGATATAGGTGGGAGTGATGGTATACGTATTTCACCATCAGTCATATTTATAATGTAAGTGTCTTGGCCTGTAAGCTGTTTGAGTATCTCTATAGCAAAGCTTGGAGCAAATCCATCAGGAGTTCGTAGCAGTAATGGTATTTGTCTTACCAAACCATCTACATCTGTTGGTGCTGATGCTACGCCTTGAGATGCGTAGTTTTTGAGTATGTCAATATTTTGTATCACGCCTCTGGCTTGGAAGCCCCCACCTGTATCTTCGCCCAGAACAACTGTACCTACCGTTGGAGGATAACTTTCGTTATCGTTTTCAAACATCGCCAATACAGATGGACCGTAGCTAAGAGCTTGAGCAAACGCTTCGTCTCCACCCATTCTATCTGGTTGCGGAAACGTAAACGCCCAGGCTTGTCCAAAGCTGCCAGCCTCTAAAAGTTCTATTTGTATCTCAGCCAATCTTTCACGCGGTAAAGGCCAACCTCCCTCTTTTTCTATATCTTTTTCGTTTATATCAAGAATTACAAAATTACCTGTAGGTTCTTGTTGAGAAACAAATGTATCAAAAGTTTTTAGTTTTAGTATTTCAAGCGGCGTAAATTGCAAAGCAAGTGGTGTTATCAAAAGTGCAAAGAGTATTGGTAAGATCAACTTTTTCATCAGCTACCCTGTTTGATGGTAATTGTATTAGACGAACCGCCATTTACTTTGACTACATTCTCTACGCCATTTTGAAAAAGAACCAACGTATAAGCGCTTGATCCATCTAAATCGAGTCTAAATGTATCTCCTACTGATCTTCTAATACTAATCATTTGGCCTGTAATTATTGTTGTAATCTGAGTATCTTTATCTTGACCTATATCTGTACCAGCTATTGTAATCCCTGTAGCAAGCTTACTGAGTTGATCTTCTTCGTCATCAACAGCAAGAGCGTCAATAATATTTAACAAATCCTCAAGAAAATTTACGTCAAGGTAGTTTATATCTAATTCTGTAAATTCTAAGTCTGCTTCATTATCTAAAAAATCCTCTGCTAAGAAATCTATATCTAGGTCTGCAAAGTCTAAATAATCCGCTGTACCAACCTGTTGTTGTTCTTCGGATAGATTTTGTTTTTCATCAGGTGGATTAACAATTCGCATGTTGTCTATAAATTCCAAAGATATATCCAAGAT